TGTTGTGTTGACTGTAAACAATACGATTCCATGGGCTGGCAACCCTTTGGTGAGCTACCGATACCTGGAAAAGGTTGTAGGTGTTATGACAGATGTCGGTGTTACGTAGAATACCAATAAGGGTAAAAAATAGGTATGAAAATCAACTACCACTTACACCACATCGTCCCTACACACGCTGGCGGGACTGACGACCCAAGCAACCTGGTTAGAGTGAATCGGGCTATGCACCAATTCCTGCACAGGTTGCGTTACCAGGAAACTGGAGACTACTTTGACTGTTGCGCCGCCAACCTCCTATCCGGAGACTGGACAGTTGAAAAAGCAAGGCGAGAGGCGAGTAAAGAAGGTCAAAGGCGGAGTGTCAAACTCATACCCACCGCTATAAAAAACATAACGGATTACAACAACTCGACCACACCCGAGCAAAAATCTGCAAACGGTTTAGCAGGCTCCCTAGCACAAAGTAAAGAAGATAAGGCAAAGGGTGGCCGTATCGGCGGCAAAATGCCTTACTGGAATAACGGACTAAACAACAAAAGGTCTCATACGTGCCCTGGTAAGGGCTACGTCTTAGGCAAACTACCTGTGGGGCGCATAAACGTCCCCAAGGGTAAATGCCCTCACTGTGATTTAGTAACCACGTTGAACTCCAACATGGAGCGTCACATAAAGGCCAAACACCCGCACATTTGAAGTCCACATTATAGGATAAAATCATGAGTTCAAATTCTGGTCCAATTTACGGCAAACAGTTTATCCGCTACGCAGAAACATGGGAAGCACCTACCGATACCCAAGGTGGTGTCGTTGGTACCGTTGAAATTGGCGAACTCCGCGCTGTTTCATATGCCACATGGGCAGGCCCTAACTATGCTGCTGCTGGTGATGCTTTCACCGTTGCACCTACCTCCATCGTAGGTATCAACCAGGCTTACATGCCTACCGCTTTAGCACAACCTTACACCGCTCGTCAACTCACTGTTGCCACAAGCGGCCTCCTGTTGATTGAAGTTGACCCTGCCTCCGGCGCTATCGCCTTGGCTTCTCCTCTTCAAGTTAACACTCTGGGTCAAGCTGCAGCTGCTGGTACTGCCGTTACTCTTGACGGTACTACCCCCCTTATTCGCGAAAACGTTACCATCGGCGGTCGTCGTTTGGTTCTCGTATCCTTCGCCTAATAGCTAAACCACCCCTTGGCATTCTGTTAGCAGGTGTAAGTCCAAGGGATCGTTTATTGCGATTTTTGAAGTCAACCCTTATTTCTGAAGAGGAGATCATCTAAAATGATGAACCTGCAACAGACGTATGCGGGCGTAGATCCGATTTTGACAACTTTGGCCCAGGGCTTTATGCTTCCTGCGACCAACATTGCCAACTTCATCGCCCCCGTCGTCGACACCCCGACCCGTGCTGGTCGTATTCTGCGCTTCGGCAAAGAGCAATTCGCCATCAACGACTTCCGTCGTGCTTATGGCACCAATATTCCTTACGTTCAATCACGTTATGACTCGGAGCCTTATGCTCTTGAGCAAGAAGTGGTTGCGTGGGAACTTCCTGAAGAAGTTATTGAGAACGCTGGCGAAGGGCCGGCTCAAGTGGATTGTTTTACACTAACGATTTCGATCGCAGCGTAGGTCCACTCTAAATCGGGTGAATTGCTGGAACCCCTGAATGGGCAATCAGCAGCCAAGTTTACTACGTCGAACCATTAGCTATAATGGTTGTAGTAAAAAGGTTCAACGACTAGATGTTGAGTTTCGACAACAATAAAACATCCACGAGCGCCCGAAGCGACATGAAGTGCCACTATCAAAACAAATACGAAAAGTGGTATTGGAGTTTAATCTTCAAGTTTGAAAAAAGAGAGTATCTCCCTGAAAACTACGACAAACACCACCCTGTCCCAAAAGCCATCTGGCCGAAAGGATGGAACCACAGAGAAACAGAAACTATTGTTTGCGTGACACCCCGCGAACATTTTATTCTTCACCTTCTCCTCTGCAAATGTGGTTTTGAGTGGAACGGCATAACCAGGTTCGTTCTAGGTTTTGCCAGAGGGAAACAAAAGGGGGTTGGGTTTAGTGGTTTGTGTAGTTTCTGGAAAGAAGCTTACTGCAAAAAGGTGGTCCCCCACAATAAAGGTAAAAAATCTGACCCTCTGTGGAATGAGTCAGATTACCTCTATTGGGTATGGTCTAACCTCTTGGTGGAAAACACTAAAGGCAAAGGGTCTGGTTATCCTGGAAACGGGTACCGGAGTTTAGCAATTGCCACTGGTGTTCCTGCAACTAAAACCCTTAGGAATATGGTTACTCTTTTCAAACAAGGTTGGATTCCGGTCGCTATGATATAGTCTGAACATTGCCGACAACAAGGTAATGAATCAGTGGATAAAGAGCCACTGAGATAACAAATTGCTGCGTGCGATTGAAACCCGCAACGCCATGTCCCGCTTGATGAACGCCTATGAGTACACCGTTTCTCAAGCCGTTACCGTTACAGGTACCTATAACCCTTACGAGCCAAACACAGGCGCAGGCACTCAAGACGGTCTTGGTTTCACAACCTGGACAACTTTCAGTACTGCCTACACCTCTGCTGCTGGTCCTTCTGCGTGGTCTTCTTTGACCTCCAACCCTATCGAAGACGTTCTGACTCTGAAGCGTTCAGTCGCTAACCAGATCGGTATTCGTCCTAACAGTATGGTTGTTGGAACCGCTGTGTTTGACCAACTGCTGACCAACCAGGCTATCCTTGAGCGTATCAAGTATACAACTGCTGACAGCATTGACACCGACATGCTTGCCCGTTACTTCGGTCTTGAGCGTGGTTTGCGTGTGGCTGAAGGTCGTTATTTGGCTACTGACGGCAGCCTGCAGCCCGTGTTCCCTGAGAACGGACTCCTGTTGTTCTACAGCCCTAACGGTCCTTCCGACTCTGTTATGCCTGCTGGTGGCGCCAACGCTGCCACTCCCGCTTTCGCTTATACTTATCAGTTGACAGGCACACCTGCTGTCCGTCCTGAGTACTATATCCGTGAGCGCCGTGTTGTTCGCGCTGAGATCACTGTTGAGCGCGTAGTCAACCTCGTTGGCCTCGGTGCTACTGGTCTTATCGGTTCTGGCGCGATGATCACCAACGTCCTGTCCTGATAAGGGAAGGAACTATAAGGAGGTGTTTCTATGGCTATTCTAAGACCAATCACTAAGTCGCAGTATGAAGTTAGCTTCACTGCTCTAGGTGGACCGACTTTTACAGCGGTTTTTACCAAATTTAGCGGTATCAACGACAACTCCGATTCCAGCACCTATGCCAATGGCACCGGTAACCGAATCTACCATGTTGTTGGTCCCCGTACTGCAGAGAACATTACGTTAACTGCACCTTACGACCCCGTTATCTTCAAGCCCCTTGAAGAGTTTTGGCTCAATTACGATTGCGAGCCAATCACGGTTACCATAACCCCCCGTTCTTGCGACGGCCAAGGTGAGGCAATCGGTGGTGGTCAGTATATTTGTTACGAGTGTCAATTCATGTCGATAACAACTGCTGATGTTGATCGCGAAAGCGCCGACGTTCAGGAGATCGAGGTGGAGTTTACGATAAATTATTGGGAGAGAACTTAGGTTTTACCTAGTTTACCCATTAGTTACATTCACTATAATACCCTCAGAAGTAAATCTTTTGAGGGTTTTTTTATGTCTTTTACTATTGAGCACATCGACCCTGAAAAAGGGGTTTTAATTAGTGGCCTAAATGTACGAGAAAACATCATCATCGCAGACGAGAGTTACAACAAACGAAAGACAAATAGGTTTGTTCCCTACAGGGTAAAGGATTACCCTGCGCCCATCACTTTTGGGGAAATTGGAGAGTTCCTAATAGGGGAGGAGTGGTTTGTCTGCGAGTTTGGTGGTGGGGAGTGGTGGGAGGAGAGCAACAAAATAGGGTGCTCTCAAACCTCCACCCGTAGAAACTTTGAAGCCTCCAGAGTGTTTTTTGATGGCGAGCGGTGGAGCAAAGAAGTTCGTCAAAAGATGAGCGAATCAGCCAAAAACGCCAAGGCCCAACCCGCTCACAAAAAAGCAGCCCAATCCCGAGCCGTCTCGGAGACAAACTCCAAAAAGCAACCGTGCCCCCAGTGTGGTATGCTTATGAATGTAGGCAATCTTGCCAAACACATCAAAGGTACAAGGTGTAAAGGCAACTAGGGTAAAACAAGTTAACGTGAGAGTGTTCACATCTTATGAAGACAACTTTTAGTTCAGGCGTTATAGTGACGTCTCAATTTTTAAACGGAGCTCAACAAATCTACTTTGATGGTCAAGATTTAGATTGGCACTATGCCCCACTCGGTTTGAATTCTCTCGTTCAAACCGGACCAAATGGTTTAGACTCTGCCTACGTTTCCTTAATTAACGACCAACCAACTTTAGATGCTGCAGGTTTATACGTATCTGGTTTCTCAATCACTGGACTCAAGGTTGTGTCTGGTGTGTGGAATTTCG